TCGTCGTCATCCATCATCATCGCCAAATACGAGCTTCAGGAAGAAGCGGGAAAGACCATCAACATCCCGCTGATCACGCGTCTTGTCGGCCAGGGCGTCACCGGCGCCACGGTGCTTGACGGCTCCGAGGAAGAACTCGGCAACTACAACTGCGCTATCAGCGTCGACTGGCGCAGGAACGGCGTGCGCGTGCCGAAGTCCACCAGCTACAAGACCGAGATCGACCTTTACGGCGCTGCGAAAGACATGCTGCGCCAGTGGGAAGCGGAGAAGCTGCGCGATGACGTCATCAAGGCGATGCTGTCCGTGGTCACGACGGGCGATACCACGGTCAAGCTGGAAGATTCGAGCGCTGCTAACCGCAACGCTTACGCTCTGGCGAACGCTGACCGCCTGCTGTTCGGCAAGCTGCGCTCGAACTACTCCGCCACGTGGGCAACCGCGATGGGCAACCTTGATACGACCGACGATAAATGCACGGTTGCGTCGATGTCTCTCGCCAAGCGCATGGCGAAGCAGGCCGATCCCCATGTGCGTCCGTACAAGACCTCGGACGGCAGGGAATATTTCGTGGCGTTTCACGGCTCGCGGACGTTCCGCGACCTGAAGGCAGACACGACAATGACGCAAGCGAACCGTGAGGCTCGCTCGCGTGAAGGCTCTGGGATGGATGACAACCCGATCTTTCAGGACGGTGACCTGCTCTATGACGGGATCATCCACCGCGAAGTCCCGGAGATCGACGACATTGCCGGCGCTGGCACGTACCAGCTTGACGCGGTTGGCGCAGCTTCGGCTGACGTTCGCCCCGTCTTCCTGTGCGGCGCGCAGGCGGTTGGCATCGCGTGGGGCCAAGAGCCGACCCCGCGCAGCGACATGCAGAAAGACTATCAGTTCCGTCCTGGCGTCGCCATCGAGGAGCTGCTTGGCGTCAAGAAGCTGGCCTATAATGGTCGTCAACATGGCATGATCAGCGCGTTTTTCTGCGCCGCGTCAGATTCCTGATAGTTAGGAGATAGATCAATGGTTGCTGAAACACTCACCGCGACGCGCGGTGCGACGGGCTTCCCGATTGCCAGCTTTGCTGGCGCGGGCATCCTGCAAGTCGCTTACGGGACGTACACCATCCCGGCTGTTGTTGAAGATGGCGACATCTTCGAAATGTGCTGGGTGCCTGCGGGCGCTGTCATTGTCGGAGGCATGTTCTACGGCGCCGACATCGACACCGGCACCGAGACGCTGGACATGGACCTCGGCTGGGCTGCCAACGGCGGCTCTGGCACGTATGACGCTGCTGACCCTGACGGGCTTGGCAATCTCGGCGTGCTGACGGGCGATGCGTTCGCTGCTGGCAATATCTCGCCAGTCACCGGGCTCATGTACCCGCTGAGCGGCGTTCTGGCTGCGGGCACGCTCCCGCAGTTCACGAAGAAGACGAAGCTGCAAATCGAAGCCAACGCAGCCTCGAACGCGGGTCACACGGGCGTTATCACGCTTGTTGTGTACTACGTGGTCGATCCGACGCTGGCCGTTTAATGACGGCTTTCATCTGGAAGGGTGACGAAGAGGAGGGGGCAGAGTTCTGCTCCCTCTTCAACGTGACGTTCCCGGTGGGGCAGCTTGTGGACGTGGGGCATCTGCTCCCGTGGCAGGTAAACAAGCTCCGGGGCAATCCGCATTTCACGGAAGCCCCGGAGAACGCCCCCGCGCCGAAAGGCAACCCGGAACAGGACGAACGCGCCATCATCAAGCAGCAACTGGACGACCTCGGCGCGAACTATGACAAGCGCTGGGGCATCGATCGGCTACGCGCTGCGCTTGAGGGCGCGACACGCGAACCGCTGGAAGTGATCGAGGGCGAGGTGGTCAATGGCTGACGCCACACTGGCCGAGCTGCGCAACCGCGTGCTTCAGAAGCTCAAGGTGCTGCAAGCAGGCGAGACGGCGGAAGCCGAGGACACCGCGCTGATCGAGGGGCTGATTGCCAGCGTCAACGAGAAGCTGCGCGACCTTGGCATTGCCTACTGGTCCGACAGTGCTTGCCCGCAGTCGATGCTGGAAGACCTCGCCATGTACGTGGCCTGCCATGCGGCTGACGACTACATGGACGGCGGGCAGGCCGCATCGTTCCGGCAGACTTACGAGCCGACGGCAGAACGCAACCTGCGGCGTCTGGTCCAGAGCGGCGAGCGGTTCAACAAGCCGACGCGGGCGGAATACTTCTAGTGCGCGTGCCCATGGCGACGTCTGCGGCCTCCGCTGTTGTCACGGGGCTTGCCGAGAAGAAATGCCACAACGTCTACCGCGAACCGCATCCGAACGACCCGCAGCGCGAGAATGTGCTGATTGAGGCTCCAGGCTCATTGCAGCGTGCCGACTTTGCCGGCGCGTGCCGTGGGATGTGGCAGGCAGACGGCCACGCCTCGGGCAATGTGCTGATTGCGCAGGGGACGACCCTGTCCACGTTCACGCCATCGGGCAACACGACGGGAAGCCTCACGGGGACGATTGCCGGGACCGACCGTGGCGACTTCGCGTTCACCGAGACGCAGGGCTTCGGCTTGTTCAATGGCGGGCTGTATGTCTCGACGGGAACGGCCATCGCGGCGGTCACGGATGCGCAGTATGCAACGCTGCTGTCTGACGCCAGCGCAACGGCGTTCACGTCGGTAGACACCCTCGGGCAGCGCGGGCTGTTCACTTACAAGAACAGGTTCGGCTTTACGGCCGTGCTGGACCTCGATGACGTGACGGCGCTGAACTACTACACAGCTGAAAGCTCGCCTGACGACATCATCGCGGGCCGCGTGCTGGGCGAGTTCTACTACCTGCTGGGCTCGCAGACGATTGAGGTGTGGTCGCAGACGGGCGACAGCGCCGACCCATTCGCGGCGCAGGCTGGCATGACGCAGCAAGTGGGCTGCGCCTGCCGTGATGGCATCGTCAAGGCCGATAACAGCATCTTCTTCGTGGACGAGGCGTTCAACGTTCGCAGGCTGGGGCAGGGCGGCTCGCCCATCGTCTCGGAGCCGTGGGTATCTGCGGCGCTGAGATCGGCGGGCGCGGCCAACATCATCGGCAAGACGTACCAGGACCGGGGGCACATCTTCATCAGCTACCGGACGCCTACGGCTTGCATGGTGTTCGATGTGCTGACGCAGGAATGGCACACGCGCGGAACCAACCTGACCGCGACGTGGCGTTATACGGATATCATCACCGCCGCTGGCCGGGTGTTCGTCTGCGATGCAACGGGCCAGTTTGACGAGCTGAGCCGGGACTATGCGTCCGAAAGCATGGCGACGGCCTCCACGATGGGAACGGAGATCGTTCGCGAGTTCACGGCGCATCTGTCGGGCGCTCCCGATAGCTTGCCCATCACGTCCGTTCGGCTTGAGAGTTCCAAGGGCGTTGGCGTGGCGACGGGGCAGGGTGTGGACCCTGTCGTGCAACTTCGCGTGTCAACGGACGGCGGCAATACGTGGACCAACTGGCGCAGCCGGAAGCTGGGCGCGCAGGGTGTCTATGACCAGCGCACGGTATGGCATCGCTGCGGGCGAACGAAGCTCGCGGGAATGGTGTTCCAGTTCCAGAAGTCCGATCCCGCGCCGGCAGCCTATCTCGGCGTTGTCGTCAATGAGGATCTGTAAGTGACGGAGCGGGCGCCTAAACCGCCATCTGTCGGCGTGCCGCTGGTGGACAAGGAAGGCCGTCTCACAAACGAATGGTACAAGTACCTGACGGGCGGGGTGAAGTTCTCCACGAACGTCAATAGTGGCGTGGCGCGGCTGGCTGCTGAGCAGGAAGCGCAGGCGGCGCGGATTGAAGCCGAGCGCGCGGCGCGCATTGCCAATGACACGGCGGTGCAGGCAGCGGCGGGCGGTGGCGGCGCCATGACCTCCAACGGCGTGGCGTTCTCGGGCGGCGTCTCGAGCGGTGCAACGTGGGTGACGATTGCGACGGTCACGCTCACCCCAACCGGCGCGGGCGGTGACTACAGCATCACGGCGACAATCGACAGCCTCATATCTGGCGGCCTGAGTGATGACGGCGCGACTGATACCAGCTTCTCAGGCAACTGGCGCATCAGGGAAGAACTGACAGGCGGCGGCACGGAATACACGCTGGATAGCGATGTCTTCTCTGTCGATTACACCGCCCCGCAGAGCTTCATCGAGGCGGGCATCCCTTTCGACATTCCAGCCTTCTGGGCTGTGTCATTTACGGGCCTGCCGCTGACCAACGTTCTGGTCGCGGCCAACGAGGGCGCGCAGGTGGATATCAGGCTTGAGATACAGCGCGCGAGTGGAACGAACGAGATAACGGCGCCCGGCCTTTCCGGGTCAATGTCTGTTACGTGGACGGCATAAAATGTGGGATCAGGTTGTAAAGTTCGCCACGGATAACGCAGGCGCGCTGATTGGCGCGGGCGCTTCTCTGGCGGGCGGATATCTGAGCGGACAAGGCGGCCAAGCGGCTGCGGGTGCGCAGCAGGACGCGGCGAACCAGACAACTGCGCTTCAGCGCCAGATTTACATGGACCAGCGCGGGCTTGCCTCGCCGGGGTACATGACGGGCGGCGCAGCCTCCAACAAGCTGGCCGCGCTGTTCGGCATCGCACCGCAGGATTATCAGGCGGCCTACGGTGGCGGCGGCATGAACATGCAGGGCGGCTCGCAGATGCTGCCCAACCTAGGCGCAGGCCAGCCGGTTCAGGGTCACACAGGCGGCGGTGGTTCCAACGCGGCAGCGGGCCTGATTGGCAGCGTTGCGGGCAGCTTCATTCCCGGCCTTGGCCCCATCGGCAGCGCGCTGGGCGGCGCTGTCGGCGGCATGATCCGCAACGGCGGCGACAACTGGCAGACGGTCGCCACGCAAGCGCCGGGCGGCTTCAACTATGCCGCCTACATGCAACAGCCTGACCTAGCTGCCGAATGGGCCAAACCCGACATCAAGGCGCTGTTTGGCGGCAACCAGGACGCCTACGCAAACTGGCACTACAACCAGTTCGGCAAGAACGAGGGCCGCACGCTCGCGTCGATGACCGACACGAAGTCCACGATGCCCACGGGCGGCGCGCAGCAGATGCAGGGCGGCGCGTCCAACCCGCTCGCAGAGTTCTACGCCTCGCCCTATGCCAAATTGGCGACGACGATCAACGATCAGCAATTTGACCAGATCAAGGGCAACCTCGGGGCGGCTGGCAAGTCGATCAGCGGGGCTGCTGAAGGCCGCTATGCGAAGACGCTGGCGGGCAACACCTACGACGCGTTCGGAGACTACACGAACCAGTTGGCGAACCTCGCAGGCATGGGCCAGACCAGTTCGCAGCTCGCATCCAACGCTGCCGGGAACTACGGCGTCAACGCGGGCGACTCGATGATGCAGGCGGGGAACGCCAAGGCCAATGCGCTGACGTCCGCATACAAGGGATACGGCCAGGGGATTAGTGACGCGGTCGGCAATGTCGTGGACTACGGCAACAAGAACAAGTGGTGGACGACATGATCCAGAACCCGCTTGCGGCAAGCATGGTTCAGAAGCCCATGCAGTCGGCTGCGCTCAACATGAACCCGCAGATGGCGCTGCCCGAGCCGCCCAAGAACGCGCTCATGCAAGCCATCGGCGGCGGGCTGGACAGCTTTCGCAAGAGCTTCGACCCGGAAGGCTACAAGGCCGGTAAGGACGAGGCGAAGGTTGCAGAAGGCGACAAGCTGAAACAGACGCTTGCCCTGATGCAGCAGCAACGCGCGCTCCCCGAGGCGCAGCGCGGCCAGTGGTGGCAACAGAACGCGCCGACGATTTCGAAGATCATCGGGCAGGACGTCTCGCAGATGCCGCTGGACGTGACGAAGTTCAGTGACGACGCGCTTGACGGGAAGATCGCGGCGCTGTCGGCGCAGGCGGGGATTGGGCCTGTCGTGCCGGAGCCCATGACGGCTTATCAGGCTGCTGTGCTGAAGCAGCAGGAAGAGGAAGGCAAGCGTCCGCAGGGCGTCAACCTCGGCGGCGGCGCTTATGCGGAGTATGACCCGACAGCGCCGGCTGAAAGCCGCCTGCGGATGCTTCAAACGCCGGATGCCAAGCCTGCCGATCTCCCAGAGGGCATGTGGTACGGGCAGGACGGCAAGGGACCTCCTCAGCCAATTCCGGGCTATGTCGGAATGCGGACACAGATCGCGCGCGGCAGTCAATCGCCTAGCGCCAGCGCCGATACTTATCGCCCCGCCACGCCGGAAGATCGCGCGAAGTGGGGTCTGCCGCCAGAAGGCGCGTTCAAGATCAACGAGCGCACCGGAGAGCCTGCGGCTATTTCCGGCGCGCGAGCGGCGCAAGACTTTTCGCAAACCGAAATTCGCGGCTTCCGTGACCAAGCAGATGGACTTTATATTCTGAAAAACGCTGTGAACCAGTATGTCACCATGCTGGAAAAAATGGGCGGGCCGCAGGTTCTTGACACGCCCCTTAATGCAGAAAACACCCAAGCGTTGAAAAGCGCTCACGGCCTCATCACGGAAGCCATCAAGGATGCAGGCAAGCTCGGCGCGCTTGACCAAGGCGTGCAGAACCTCGTCAATGCGATCATTCAAGAGCCCGTGGGCTGGGGAACATTCGGCAAGTCTACGGAATCGATCAAGCAGGCCGCAAACCAACTCAACAGCAGCATTGAGTTCAAGCTTTCCCGCGTGCCGGAAGAGTATCGGGCGGGCTCGACTGGTGCTGTCCCTGACTTCGGGAAAGAAGACGATGAAGACAACGCTTTCCTCGACAAGCTGTTTGGCCGCTTCGAAGAGATTGCGGGCGCTGCGCCGCCTTCTGGAGTTGATCCTGAAGACTGGAAATTTTTTACGCCTGAGATGAAACAGCAATTCATGGCTGGTCGCGGTCAATGACGCCTGAACAACTTCTGCTGATAGCGCAGGCCAAGCGGAAGCGTGCGGAAGCTGGCGGCGACGCCAAGCCAGACCCGAACGCGTCCAACCCGATCATCACGGCGCAGCGTCAGAGCCAAGTGAAGGCTGGCAACGATTTCGCAAAGAAGAAGGACGCCGAGCGCCGCTATCAAGACGAGCTTGCGGTGATGAACGCCTCGTCCCCGATCCCGTTCAAGAACACGGGGCCAGATGGACCGCTGGAGCTAAACCAGGAGCGACCGGATCGATTTGCGGGCCGCGCTACTGGTGCGTTCGTCAACTCCAACATCAACGTTGCAAACACGCTCGGCCAATTGGGCCTCAGCACTGCCAATGCCTATGGTGCTGGTTTTGACCCGTCGATGCAGGGCGCGCTGGCTGGTGGTGAATATGGCGATATCACGCAGCGCGTCGCAGATGCTGCGCAGCAAGGCGGCTACGTCAAAAACCAACAGGCCGTTGGCGATATTCTTCCCAGCCTTCCGATACCCGCTGCCACTACACCGGGCGAAATGGCTGCTGATGTTACGGGCAATCTTGCATCCGTGTTTACCGGATTTGGAGCGCCGATCCTCAAAGGCGGCAAAGTACTCAGCGAGAGTTTAGCGACCGTTCCGGGGATGTCGCGGACGCTTCGTGGCGTTGGCGTTGAGACTGGCGAGAACGCCGCCTTGGCTTACGGATTGAGCGCAGGCGCTGCGCCTCCGGGCTCTGACCGCAACATGGCCGGTACGCGTGGCGCTGCTGACCCGCTCAATTACGTCAGCATAGAAGCTGCTCGTGCTGTCCCGCGCGCCATTAAGGGGCTGGACAATGCTCTGAAGCCAGCCGCTACGCCAACCAATGCAGGCGGTGTGGCTCCCCGCGCAACACGCCCTCAGTCCTCAGTCGCTCCCATTACCCCCGCCGCGCAAGCCGGGCCGGCCAGCACGGGGCAGCAGGCTAACGCTAGCCCGCCTCCCGTTGGCCGACAGACCCTCAACGCTACCGCTCAGGCCGCGCCGCAGAACGTCGTCGCCCTCGCCAAGAGTGACGCTCGGAACCTCCGGAACCTCATGCGGGCCGCTGGCGTACCCCGTAACGACGTAGACGCGCTTCTGATTGGCATGGTGCAGGACTTTAATCGCGTCAACGACCCGCGCATGCGCCTTGCGTTCTTCGCTGCGGAGTATCTTCCGCAGAAGCTTCCGAAGCCTGTCGCTGATGCTGTGCTTGCGCAGTTTGACGCCTTTGGCTTCCAGCAACTGACCGATTCCGGCCCAGGCGCTGGCGTGATGAAGTCCAGTATAGACGAAGTTCGGGACACCCAAAAACCCTACCTTGAAGGGGAATTTGACGCCGCGTTCGGCAAGCAAGACCTGATCACGACCAAGGGCAAGGTCCGGAAGCTCAAGGCCGACAATGCCGATGCCATCTACAAAACGCAGATTGGGCGGCAACAAGACCTTATCGCAAAAGGGAGCGCCCCGCCTGAGCAGATTGCGGCGCGTGATGAGCTTCTGTCGCTCATGGCAGGCGAGGACTTCTACAAGCGCATCCCAGAAGAACTGGCTTTCCGCTCACGCAATGAGGGCTTTGGAGCGTTATCGGATTACGTCAAGAGCCGCCCGCTCGAATCGGCACACTGGCTACAGTCGCGGCTGGGTGAGCTGGCCCGCAAGGGCGGCGACAATGCGGGCATGTACCGCGAAATGAGAACGGCGCTTCTCAAGCAGATCGAGGAGGCCGTTCCCGGCTATCGTGGCGCCCGTCGTCAGCACGGGGACGCCATCGGGCAGGAACTGGCTGTCACGTTCGGCAAGGAAGTCAGGGCAGCAGCAGGCGACCGTCTGAAGATTGCGGAACTGGCCGAGGAGTATCGCGCACTTCCCAAATCGCAGCAGTCGGTTGCTCGGCTGGCGATGAAGGAGGCGCTGACCAACGAGTTCCGCAAACTCAAAGGCGCTGCTCGCGTCGATCCCGCCACCGGCAACGCCATCGACCCCCAGCAAGTCATGATCACCCAGCTCCAGAAAGACGGGATGATGGACGCGCTGGAGACAATCTTCGGCAAGCCGGGCGAGCGCGCTACGACAGCTATTCGCAAGGTCATGCGCGAGAACGAGGGCCTTCCGAAGTATCGCTCCGACACTGCGCCGAACATCAAGAAGCAGGAGGGAGCCGTTGAGGCGGTACGCAGCCCTGCTAACAAGCTGATGCGCGGCGTCTCGGACAAGACGGGATACTCGTTCACTGTGCCGGCTGACATTGTTGGCGCAGCGATGGGCGTTCCGCCTGTCTTCACGGCTTCAAAAGTTGCGGGGGATGTTGGCTCCTTCCTGAGCAAGCCAAACCCGAAGAAAATGGCGAGCACGGCTAATGTGCTTTACGGTATGAAGCCTGCCGGTGGCATTCCTCCGGCCGGCCCTGTTCGCAACAAGCTTGCCGGTCCGTCAGGGCGGGGCAAAACGAAAGCGCCCCCGCCCCCGCCATCACAAGACGCGCTGGCGGATCTTCGCAGGCAATATGATCTTGTTGATCCAGGCGCAAATCCGCGCGAGGCGGAGCGCATCCGCAAGGCAATTCTCCGCATGGAGAACGATCTTTCTGGCGCTTCAGCGCTACCCGCACCGCAGAGGCCACCTGTCAACCGTCTCGGCATGTCTGGAAGCCCCGAAGCCATAGGCGCAGGCGGTGGAGCCATCGCAGGCGGCACGCTGAACCTCACAGACGCGAACGGCGATGGCGTCATTGACGACGCAGACCGGATGCTCAACGCGGTTGGCGGTGCGCTTACTGGCGGCATTGCAGGCCGTGGCGTGCGTGGCGGGATGAACGCGCTGGCGCCGCGAGGGCCGGATCAGGCGGGGTTGTTTGGCAGGCCCAAGGCCACCCCTGCATTCGATCAACGCTTCATGAAAGAAGCGCAGCAACTCGTGAGCTACAACGGCGGAGTGAAGCCTGCGGTCAAGGCGCAACAGTATGTCATCGACCAGCTTGTGAAGAACAACGCCTCGCAGGATCGCATCAACCGCGCTGTAAGTATTCGGTCGGCAATCGAGCGCATGGCGGAGCGGTCAAACCGTGAGTTGGATGAGATCGCGGCTCGCGGCTCCAATCGCGAGCCTCCCGAACAATCTGGCTTCGGATCTAGCCCCAAGCCTCCCCCCAAGAAGGCCGAGGAAGTCGCCCTTATAAGCGCGCTGAAGAAGGCGAGGGCGACGGAGACGGCAACCAGGCGGCGCAACGTGATGCGCGACAACCGGGATGAGCTAAACAGCGTGGCCGAGGAAGCGGTGATGCAGGCGGAGCGCGATCTGCTGGAATACCGCGACCGTCAGTTCCGGCAGGCCGCTCAGGGAGCGCGCTGGATGGATAGGGGAGCTGCTGTTGCAAACGTCGGCAAGAAAGCCGCTGTAGCAACTGGCAACCAGATCAAGAAAACGATGATGAAGAACGATGCCGAGTTGCTGAAGACCTACGGCGTGGCAGTCGGCGGCATCGGTGCGGTTGCGCTAGGCGCTCGCGCTTTGGCTGGACCAGACGACGGCAAGGATGAGAAGAGGGAAGCCATCGCGCCAACCGACAAGCGCTATTTTGTAGAAACAAAGCTTAAGAAGAACCCGGAGATGCTTCGCCCCGTGCAGGATGCTCTTGTGGAGCTTGAGCTGCTGGACATCCTCGATGCGGATACGAAGTGGGGCGCAAAGACCCGTGACGCTATCGATGCTTATCTTTCTCAGAAGCCAGACCGCTTGCCTATCCCGCTTCAGGACTATGAAGTCCCCGCGCTGCTTGCCGAGGCTTACGGCGGCTATCAAGAAAACGGCAAGTGGTTCTACGACACGGGCGAGCCCATCGTGTACCCGCCGAAGCGGAGCGACACGTACCTACCGGCCCGACCGCTTCGCCCCGATGAGGCTCGCCGCATGACCTACGACAAGCGCACAGAGGCCCAACGCAATAAGCTGCTCGGGCCCTAGACCCAAAGCAAAAGCTCCAACCACGGTTGCAGCAGCAGCGGCAATGGCAACAAGTTTTCTGATGCTCATAACAACACCATAACGCAAAAACACCTGCCGGTTAAGGCAAATCAGCCAGCCGTACCCTGAACTAACCCCACCCCCACCACAAACGACCCGGCCCCGCTCGCAAGGCGGGGCTTTTCGCATTGAGGACTGCACATGGCCGTCAAGAGCTTCACCTTCATGGCCCGTTCTGTCGATGGCGTGAGCGCGGAATCAGGTGCGCTGACAACGGTGCGGCGCAAGAACACCACGACGAAAATCGTTGTTTATACAGACAGCGACCTGACAGTGCCGGCCGCAAATCCCCAGGTTGCAAGTTCACTCGGCCTTGTGGGTCCGCTCTACTGGAACGACAGTACGGAAGCCGAGGTTACGTTTACCGTTGCGACGTCTGACGGCGGGACAACGCTGCTTCAGGTCGATTATTCCGGTGGCGTGTTTACCGCATCCTATGCGCAGGTTGGGCAGCTTACCCTGTTCGAAGAGACTGCCACGGGCGATGGGTCAGATACGACTTTCGTCCTTTCTGACGTGGTTGCATCCAGCCCCTATCAGATGGACGTCACGATTGACGGCCTGCTTCAGAACAAGGGCAGCTATACGGTATCAACGGACGGGACGGATACGACCGTCACCTTCACCGAAGCTCCGCCTGATGATGCGGTCATCTACTTCACAGCCTCGACGCTGGCGGCGCTATCGCCATCAGACCAGAGCAGCGCGGTTGTGCTGCCGCAGGGCGGGACGGATGATGAAACGCTTGCGCTCTGGCTTGCCCGGCCTGCAATCCGCGTTCGTAGCTGCGGCGCGCTCACGGATGGAAGCGATGCACGGCCAGGAATCGCTGCGGCCATTGCTCTGGCAGTTTCAAGCGGCGTCAATGCGATCGAGTGCGAGCCGGGAACCTATACGTTCCTGACGGCGGCGGATTCATCCTACTGCATCAGCCTGCCGGAAGTGGAAAACTTCTTCATTGGCGGGCAGGGGCGCAAGCAGACCGTCTGGAAGGTAGACAGCAGCATTTCCCGCGGTGTGATGGCGACGGCAGACGGCTGCAACGGCCTCAAAGTGCGCGGCGTCACGTTCGATGGCAACCGCCAGAACACCACGGCGGCGGGGCTTCACGCGCTACGTCTTGGCGAGGCTGATGATGTCGAACTTGACGGCGTCGGCTTCATCAATGCGAACGCTTATGGGCTAGGCGCACAGGCGGGTCACTATCGCGGCCTGAAGATCACGAACTTCTACGTTGCGAACTGCAATCTAGACGGCATCGACATCAAGAATTTCGACGACCTGAACGAGCGGATTATCATCAGCGGCGGAACGGCAAGCAACAACGGGCAAGACCTTTCGGCGTCTGCGCCTGCGGCAATCGACATTCGCGGCCCCGGCTCGCTAGTGTCGAATGTCCATACGTATCTGACGACGGCGAGCCTCACTGGTTCCGGCATCCGGCTTCGTCAGGACGATGGCACGCAAGGTCTTGGCGGCAAGTATTCTCAGGTCACGAACTGCCACCACTACGGCACAACCGGAACGTATGGCTTCTACAGCGCAGCGCCCCGCGCGGCCTTCACGGCCTGTTCTGTCTACATGGCTGGCGGCACGGGAAACTGCTTCTTCTTCTCTGTGGACGCGACAGACGACACAGTCGCCAACTGCATCGCAGTCGATGGCGGGCGCGGCTTCTGGAGCCAGGCGGCGCGCGTTCACTTCACGTCCTGCGCCGCTTTTGACCATTCGAACGAAGGCTGGCGCATTGACGCGGCCAATGACAACACGTTCCTCGCCTGCCATTCGAATGACAACGCCTATGGCTTCCGACAAATCAACAGCTCGACCGGTTCGGATTTCCGGGTGTGTCAGACGTCCGGAAATAGCACGCTGAACTGGTCCGCAGTCGCTGGAAACTACAAGGCAACTCACTGCATCGGCATCGTGACGCAGAACGCAGGTGGAGCATCCGGCACAACGGATGGCTCTGGCGATCTGACGGTTACGCACGGTCTTGTCTCGACGCCTACGCGCGTCATGGTGACAGTAACCGGCACGACCTACGCTCACGCGCAGGTTCACACCATCGGCAGTACGACATTCAAGATACGCTTTTTTGACGCTGCCGGTGTGGCGCTCGCAACGACATCACTCACAGCAGATTGGGACGCCCGTAACGCGGCGGCGATTGCAGCATGACCGAAGCAGAGATCGAAACAGCCTGCCGCGCCAAGTGTGCAGCGCAGGGCATCAATCCGGACGAGCCGGTTATGCTGTGCTGGTCTGGCGGCATCTACTCGCTCAAGGACTTCTACGCAGGCCGCAAGCCTCGCCCCGGTTACGAGGAGGGCTTTGCGTGGATGCGTTTCTGGAACGAGGTTGAGCCCGTCCCTGTGTGGCAACCGCCAGTGGTCGAGGACTGACCATGAGCAAGCGCATCTCCACCATGAAGAACGTCCGCGAATACACCAGCGGCCAGCCCGTTGAGCTTTGGCAGGTAGACGGGCGCCTTGTCGTTCGCGCTGGCGGCGGCGCTGTCGAGATTGATCTTTACGACCTCGTCCACTGGTTCCGCGACACGCCGCAGAATGGCGTTGCAGCGGCCTTTGACGAGATGGCCGGTTAGGCAGTTTTTGTGTCTGCGCGCATCAGGGAAAATCCATGAGCCTTCTTAAAACAAACCGCCGCATGGAAGACGTGTCCTCTGCGCATGGCGCGCTGGGGCAGTCATCCGGTAATGAAATCGTTGTCCAGACTTTCACGCACACGGACACGAACGCGGGAAGCACGATTGGCAGGCTGTTGCGCTATTCGGCCGGCGCAACGCACGAGACAACCGCATACGAGATGCGGCGGCGTGTCGATGTGCAAGACCTCTCGATGTGGCGTCTGCGCTCTGTCGGCTTCGCATGGGGCGTCGGTTCGACGGTCCATTGGGGCGGAACAGTTGCGGGCCACCTGCTGCCCGAACTTACCGAGACGTACAACATAGGCTCTGCGACGTTTGAGGTAAACAACATCTACGCGCAGAACGCTGTCACGGTGTCTGACAGGCGGCTGAAGAACGACCTCGGGCCGATTCCAGGCGAGCAGGCCATCGACTTCATCAGCAAGCTGGAGCCGCGCTGGTTTCAATACAAGGACACAGAGCTTTCAGACGGGCGCGTGATCAAGCATTCGCGGCCACATACCGGCTTCATGGCCCAACAGGTGAAGGAAGCCATGACTGCGGCGGGCATAGAGGATTGGGCGGGCTACGCTTACGAGAAAGACGAAGATACGCACGTCCTGCGGCTGCTTGAGATGATCGGCGTACTGGCTGCGGCCGTCAAGCATCTTGCGGCAGGGCACGTTGCGCCTGTGGCTGCGCCGGAACCAGAACCGGAGCCCGTGCCAGAGCCATCGGTTGACCTCGCAGCAGAGAACGAAGCCCTGCGCCGGCGCATTGCAGAGCTTGAAACGATACCGGAACCGACGCCAGATCCGGAACCTGAGACGCACTTCGCAGACCTGATGCTTGCGGACGAGACGCTGGACGATGCCAAGGCGCGTCTCTCGCAGCGCCTGCGCGAGCTGCGTCACTACCTCATCGCCCCGGAAATCAAGGTCAACGAGGACGGCTCTGTCGGCCTTACGGGCGATGAGCAATCCGAACTGCAAGACCTTGAGAGACGGCAGACGCTGGGGCGCTGGCTCGACGCCTGACGCACGAACCTAAAAGGCTGGGACAATGGATGACGATTTCAGTGAGCGCTTCAAGGCGCTCAAGCGTGAATTGCGTGAGGTTGCGGAGGACTTCGAACAGCTCAGGAAGCGCAAGGCAAACGGAGAAGACGTGGAACAGATCGCAGCAAAGGTGACCGCCATCGAGAGCGAGATGCGGACGAAGTTCGCGTCCCTCCAGTCCGATAGCCAGGAAGTGCGCCACGGGCTTCAGAAGCTCGTGGAGGCAATCGACCATCTCCGCGCTGACCTGTCCACGCACAAGCGCGAAATTGCGCAGGTACAGGACAGCCAGAAGGGAACCGTGTGGTCACGCATCCCGACATTCGGGTGGGTGCTGATGGCGGTTGGCATCTTCGCGGTGTTGCAGCTCGGCCTTGAACGCTGGGCCGAGTTTCAGGGGATAGGGCGTTGAGAGCCCCCACGAAAGCCGAGTGGGCATCCGCTGGCCGTTGGGTCAGGGATGAAGCCGCAGAGTGGGTTATTGGCTCGTGGGCCTTGATCTTGGGCTGGCTGATTGTCGGCGTGATCTTCTTCAGCTTCCTGCAAATGGACGGCTATTTCAGTCGGGGCCTTGGGGAGAACTCAGGCGTAGACCCTGACCTGTTCATGCACATCGGCTGGATGTTCCGGCTGTTTGCCGCGATTTTCCTCGTCTTCACGGTCAAGCTGAAATCGCTGGGCATGGACAGCGAAGCCATGTGGATCAAGGTAATCGGCGTTGTCGTGACGCTGCTGGTTGTGTCTCACGCGCTCGGCTTCGGCCTCAAGGCGCTGGAAGGCAAGCGGTCCAATGCGGTTGCTGTCGAGCAGACGGCAGACGTTGCCGCAAAGTCCAATGACCAGGTTATTGCCGAACTGAAAGAGCAGAAACAGGGCATTGAGACGACGCGGGATAATCAGCTCGCCAACCTCCAATCCAGCATCGACAAGATCACTGGCGACGGTCTGGACAATGACGACCTCGCGGATGAATACCGCAAGGACCAGAAGACAGAGCGCGACAACGCACGCACGGCAATTGCAGACATTGACCGTCGCATCACTGAACTGACCGTCTCTGGCGGCGCAGCGCAGACGGAAGCCACGCAGGAAATTGCCACGACCGAAAAGTGGGCGCCGCTGTTTGTCGGCATCGCTCAACTGTTTACGTGGAACCCGAACCCTGACGACTGGTGGATTTACGTCGCTGGCGTCCTGTTCCTCGCCTTCTGGATTTTGGTTGGCGACACGATCTGCATCTTCATGCCTCACGCGCTCTACAAGATGCACCTAGCGGACGCTCGCAGGCGCAAGGCGCAAGAGAACGGATCGAAGGGCGGTCGCAAGGCCGCGCGGATGCGCTTCATCCAAGATCTGCGAGACGCCAAGAACGAAACCAAAGCCGATCTCTCGGAGGATAAAGACAATGGCGATAGAGATATTGCGCCGAAGGCCGCCGAGTGAGCACATCGTCACTGATCAAGCCATAGGTCTGATCAAGGGCTTTGAAGGCTTACACCTGAAGGCATACCCGGACCCTGCAAGCGAGCTGGCGAAAACCGGCAAGGGCAAGGGCGACCCGTGGACAATTGGTTACGGCCACACGAAGGGCGTCAAGCCCGGCGACACCTGCACGCTGGATCAGGCTAACGCTTGGCTGCGTGAGGATGTGGATGAAGCCGCCGACATCGTGCGCGCGGCTGTGCAAGTCCCGCTGACCGCTGGCGAGTTCGCGGCGCTTGTCTCGCTTGCCTACAACCTTGGATACATCCCGCCATCGTTGAAAGCCTGCCTGAACGGTGGCGTCACCGACAAGGGCAAGGTGATGACGCCGGGCAGCTATGGGTCTGCGCTTCTCCAGTTTCCTAGAAATTCGCGGGCGGCTGGTAAAGTGATGCCAGGTTTGTACCGACGCCGACTTGCTGAGACATGCGTATACTCGGATCTTCCTTGGGAGAACGCGTGCAGCCCCACGGTTGTCAAAGTCAAATTTGACGCAAGCGGCGAAATCGACCCGAACGAAAGCACGTCTCTGGAAGACACCCTAATGCGTGCGCGGCTCGACACGTCGCGCCCGCCCGACACCTCGCACATCCTGAAAAAACCTTGGTCAGAATTGGTCAAGAAAGCTGAGCCTGAAGCCGTGCAGGCGACAGGCGAGGCGGAACCAGCGGAGAAGGAAGCCCCCCAGCCCAACCCTCCGCTGGTGTCTGCCCCCGTTCCAATCGAGAAACCGGCGCTGCGTGGTCCCGCGCCGGCTACGGCGGGGGGGATTGTTGTTGCCTCCCCGCCGACTACGCCGGTCAAGCCTGCGCCGCCTCCGAAGCTCCCCGACCCGCCCGTTCCCATTGGTCAACAGACCGGCGCTGTAGACGCTGCGAGAAAGTCGGAGGAGTGGTCGTCCAATGCCAAGTCGATGATCTACTCCCGCCGATTTTGGGGCCTTCTCCTGGTTGTGGCGGGCCGTGTCTGGATGCTCAAGACTGGCAGCAACGCGGTTCTTGGAGCTGTTTCTGATCCGCTCGTGATGGAGATGTTCTCCGGCTTCATGGTCATGATTATTGGAGAGATCATCCAGCATATTGGAGAACGCAAAGCGACACGGCCTCTCAAATGATTGCGTTATGGATGGGCCTGCCACAATGGGCGCGCACCGCGCTCCTGTGGTGCGGCGCGCTGTTCATGATGGCGCTGACGGGCAAGTTCCTGCTGTCGCAACACGACAAGCGCATTCGCAGGGAAGTGAACGACGCGCGCGACATCGAAGCCGCGCAAGTAGAGTCAGAAGTCCTCACCCAGATCACGGAAAACACAAATGAAGTCGTTCGCGAGGCTGACGCTGTGCGCAGCCATACCGCTGTTGTCGAGCTGCCAGACGGAACCAAAAGCCTCCCCGAATATCATTTCCGCGACTAGCGGCGCGATCTGGAAAGAGGCGCTCTGCACCACGGGGACGCCGATCCTGATCTCGCGCGGCGACGTGCTGACGATCCCGACCGCCGAGGCAATCGGGGACCACAACAACGCGATTTTTTGCGCTTGTCCGGAGAAGCGGCCTCCGGCGTTTGACGCCGCCATTTGCAAAACATAGGAGACTTGACGTGAACATTCTTGGGCTGGAAATCACAAGCAAGGGGGGCGCCGTGAACTGGATGAATGTTCGCCGGTTCTTCTACGTTGCAATCGTAACCTGGCTGGTCGGCGTTCGCCTGATCGGCCTGAACCCGTTCGATGACAAATCCATCGGGCTGGACACCATCCTTGACGGCCTCGCGCTCTACGCCGTCTGGCTGATCGTCTGGCACATGCTCTGGTCGCTGCGTCCGAAGTTCAGCTAACCTTGCGAGTTCGTGTAACCAACCCGGCGATGCTCGGCGCTGTCGCGCTGTGTGTCGCCGGGGCTGTTGGCGCGTGGGTGTTCCTCGAGGGCCACGCGCAGGACTGCGCGGCGCGCTGGGCTGATAGCGGCCTGCGTGTGACCTATCGGGACGGGCAATGTCTCGTTGAAGCTGGCTCGCGCTGGTATCCGGAGCGGGCCGTGAAGATCTGGGTGCGCCAGTGAAATACCTGCCGTTCGCCAAGACCCTCTTGCTGGCAATCTCAGGCGCAAGCGCGCTGGTCTGGTTCGCTGTGGTGTTGGGGCGGCTTTGAAGGCATCTCCCGAAATAGTCCCGAAGTCGAAAACGCCGAATGCCGGAAACGCCTGCAAACAAAGGCTCCGCGTAGTGTGACCAACCAGATTTTAAGTCTGGTGCGTCTACCAGTTCCGCCACGCCCGCAATTCTCGAAACCTCGCAAATTCAACGCTTTTCCGCCAGTCCTTCGCGTGTCACCCGAACCCCGTTCGGGGAACAGAGGGAATACGGCGCACCCGAGCGGAAGCGAAATCCCCGAACATGTCCCGAAGCGTGTTGCCGAGGCGTTCATTTCCGCGCCTTGTGCATGGTGGTGAGCGCGTCCCGCAGATCGTTCTCGGTCGCGTGGGCATAGCGCATGGTCGATTGGATCGAGGCGTGCCCCAGCATCCTCTGCGTCAGCTTCAGGTTGCCCGTGCTGCGCAACAGCGTTGTCGCTGCATGGTGGCGCGCCCCGTGGATTGCACGCGCCCCCAGCCCCGCCTTGGCCGCTGTCGTGCGCAGGCGGCTCATCAGCCCCCAATAGCTGTACCCGAACACCGTCTCGTCAGCCTGGCGTGTCGATGCCATCGCGGCCAGCGTGCGGGCGTGTTCGGGCATCAAGGGGATGGTGAGCGTGTCCCCCGCCTTGCGGTTGCGCAGGGTGAGGCGGGCGCCGACGCCGTCCACATCGGCCGGCAGGAAGAACAGCTCCCCGAACCTAAGCCCATAAGTCAGCATCAAATCCAGCGCGAGGCGGGGCACGGGCTCCAGCCCGTCGCGCCACGCGTTGATTTCGGCCTCGCTGTATTCCCGCACAATGCCCTTGGGCTCTTTGAGCCTGACCGCCCGCCAGTCGATCGCGGGCAGGGATTTAGCGCCCCACACCTTGCGGGCGCGGTTCAGGAGCGGGCGTAGCGTATGGTCGATAAGGTCGCGGTTTATCGTGGCGGGGGCAGGCGTGCGGCCCGGATACTTGCGGCGCCTGCGGATGGCGTCTGCTATGGTCGCGGTGTCGATCTCGCGCAGAAGCTTGCCCTTGCCGACGCAGTCCAGCACGACGTCAATGCGCCTTTGCAGGTCCACGGCTGCGTTAAGCGTGTGGTTGACCTCGTCATAGTAGCGGCTGACGGCAATCTCTAGCGTGATGTCGCCGGCGTCCTGACCCGTGCCGGTCGCGGCTTCAAGTCGGCGCGCTCGCTCCACGGCTTCAGCGCTGCGGCGCGTCTCCTGGCCGGTCGAGCCATGGTAACGCCGCCCTTTGTAGACGAAGTCATAGTGCCAGTATCGGCCCTTTGGGTAGACGGACATGCTTTGGCCTGTGCGATGAAGGCGGCGACGTCAGCGGGATCAAAGCGGAGGCAGCGTTTACCAATCCTTACCGCGCGCAGGGAGCCAGCGTCCACAAGAGCGCGAACGGTCTTGGGGTCCACGTCGAGAAGGGCGGCGACTGCCTCAGTTTTCACAAGGCTCACTTCTCACCGCTCCCCGCTAGTGCTGCGCGGGCGCGGTCGATCCCGCCGCTGATTGTCTTGATGGCGGTCGCCTTCGTGCATCCAGTTTCAAGGTCAATCCGCGCGTTCATCATGTAGCCTACGGCTGCGGATAGCTCGGCGCGCATCCTCGCATTCTCCCGCTCCAGCTCGGAGAGGCGAAGTGCGGCGGCGCGCAGATGATCGGCCCACACCAGATCGTCTCTGCGAAAAAGCTTCTCGATATCTGCGGCCAATTCGTTCAGATGCGCTGCAAGATCACTCGTCGTGCTCATGGGCGGCGGTCCTGTGCTGTTGGTGGGGCGGCGTCGATCACTCGCGCAACGACAGTGTCGATCAGATCGACGGCCTCGTATTCGCCCTGTTCGGTGAGCCGTGAGGCCAGCTTGTTGAGCCCGGCGATCAGCTCGGGCGATACGCGCGGGGGCATCGCGGCCTGATACGCGGTGACGGCGGCGCGGGAGATCCATCGCAAGTGCGCGCGTTCGCTATCAATCAAGTCGTCCCATGGGTCGTCGCAATCGATTTCACCGACAGCCCTTGCAGCCGCCTCCAGCGCGCGGGGGTGGGGGTGGGTCATGGGGTGGGTTCCTCATCGCTCTGGATGTATTCAACGAGGTCAGCGATGGCTTCGCGCGAAGTCGTGCCGCGACCTTTCGGGCCGCGCGGATCGTCCACGAGGTAGGCTTGCCATGTGCAGCCGTCCGCATCCTCCGGTATCTCGCGCGTCTTGATGTGCCACGTACTCACTCTCCACCCCCTTCCGTCAGCGCCTGAAGGGCGTGCGTCGCTTGCGCTACGGTTGCGATCAGCCGAGCGTCAGGGCCAGCCGTGCCGCCAGACGTCATCGCGACCTGCGCCAGTTTTTGTAAGACGTCGGCGCACTCCAGCAGCGCGGGGAGCGAGTTCATCGCGGCGACGATGGCGGCGGCGTCTTCGGGCGAATAGCCAGAGCCTACGTGCCATGTGCCGGGACCGGCCCAGCACTTGTCGCAGCCAACGCTACCGCACCACACGGCGCAACGCTCAACCTTCCACTCAACATCGCTCGCCTTGGCTTGCAACTCTCGCAGGCGCGCGATCTTGTCACTTGCACTCACGGTTTCCTCCTCACAGGCCAGATCCACACCACCAGGAACATCACCACGCCCACAGCAGCCATCGGCGCGGCGAACATCACGGATTGATAGAGGCGGTCTATTTCGTCGGGGGTCATGCTGCCCTCGCGTTGCGGTGAGGGATCGAGACACCCTTGCGGCGCAGGTTCGTGATGACAGCCGCTGCAGCCTTGCCAGGAACAGTAGTGCGGAACGCCGCGCCCTTGGACGTTGCGCCCCGAGTGCTGTCGATTTCACGAAACGAGCAGCCGGCCATGTAGAGGCTCAACACCTCTTGCTCTGTCGGCGTCATCCGCTGGCCGCTGCCAAGCACTGCGACCACCGCAGCAACCGAGCGGCCGGACCATTCCGCAATTTCTTCCAGCGTGTCACCGCTGCGAAAGCACTCGCGCGCCCATTCCAGTTCATCACGGTCCCAGCGCATCACCGCTCCTCCACCCGCACAATGATGTGGTCCAGAAGATCAGCCAACAATCGCATCTCGCGTTCCGGCGTGCGGCCATCACGCACCAGCCTCCGCATCAGGCGCTCGCAGTCGGCGCGGATGGTGTCGTCAGTGGCGGGGCGCGGGGCGTTTGGCCTCAGTTGCACTACGTTGCTCATATCGGCCTCCGCAGCTTGGCGCACGTCGAGCGCACCACGTTGACGGTCTGGCGCTTGCGCACATGGCTGGTCAGGTCGAAGGCAGACACCTCGGCAGAGCGCGCCAGGTGCTCCGTGAGCGCGAACGCAGGGCGGGTGAGGGCTAGGGCTTCGCGGATCATTGGTCGCGCTCCATTCTTGCATCACGCAGATCGTCCGCATCCGGCCCGTCATCCTCGTCGGGGTTCTCCATGATGTCGGTGATCCACTGGTCTTCCTCGGCGTCCGACATGAAGTCGTCCTCGCCGCTCGCTAGCTTCACGCTGATGACTTCGACCTCGCCGCCTTCGGCCTGGTAGCAAGTCTCGGCGGGGCCTGACGTTTGCGCGGGGACGTAAGGCGACTGGGTGTAGGTCACGATCACGCAGTCCTCGTTCTCGCGGTAGAATTTGCGGGTGCGGAGGCGGATCATGCTGCACCTGTGGCTTTGGCGTTCAGGCGCTTGCACTCGGCTACTGCAGCCGACTTGTATGCCCACTGCTGGACCGGCGTTTGGCCGTC